ATGAAACCAAATTATGTAGGAACAATTCATAAAATTAAGGTATTAACTACTTATCCAGAAATGTTAGTCCGCTTTTCTTTGCAAACTCAAAAAGAGACTATCAACTGCATTATTTCTAAAAAAGAATTGGCGGATGAATTACTCATGTTACCTGATGGCACAGAGCTTGCTGTTTATGGTAGGTATAATCAAAAAAGGCAACTAGTTGTGGTGAAAATGTGTGTGCGGAAAATACAAAAAACTATTCCTTAAAAAAGGAATAGTTTTTATTTTTACATATATTGTTCTACATGTTCAATTTCTTTTTGTAATTCTTTTTCATCGTACTTATCATACTTACCAGCTTCGTGTGCAATCTTTTTAATTTCATGCATGGCTCTTTTCTCAACAAGCCATTTTTTCATACTATGTTTTTTTGCATCTTCATTTAGAGAATCTAATTCTTCTAAATTTGAATCCAGTTTGTTCAAAACATCTGCAATTTTTACTAATGCTTTTGCTTCTTTTTCTTCATAGTTTGACATAATAGATAACACTCCTTAAACATTTGATACTTTAAGTCTACTCCTCTATTATTTTATTTGCAAATAAAAATATATGGACCATACAGGACTCGAACCTGTGACCGAACGGTTATGAGCCGTTTGCTCTAACCAACTGAGCTAATGGTCCTGGAAACTTTACTTATTAATTAATCTATAAATTAAATGAAATAAGCTCTAAAGTTAGAATTTTTGCTCTTTTTGATTTAGTAAATGTTGGGCGACTACTCTTTGATACGTAGAAAGTGACTGGTGCATAGACACAATCGTTTACTTCACGTAATCCAAGTGTTAATATTTTATTTTTATGCGGATGGCTAAAAGCTATGTCTAGTTTCATAGATGAACCAAACTTATCTGCTTCAGACACATATATCACTGAATCATTGTATCCCTCTAAAAATATTTCTAGAATAAATTCAAATAGCTCTACTCGATCTTTTATAGTACCAAAATTGCGGTGCCTTTGCAGATGTTTATATGTAATAACTTCATCATTCAATTTTTGACAAATTATTCTAGGTGAATCCTTATAAATTTTGTGTAAACCCAATAAATGTGGGAGTTGTAAGATGTCAAATTTTACATAAAAACAGTCCAGTTTAACAAATGGCGTTGTTATAACAGCCATTTTGCCATCAAGATTTGATAAAAATAAGTTGTATGTTTTCTGCAAATCTTTAGGCATTTTTACAACTCCTCTATAATTTTAGACATAAAAAAAAAGAGTGCAAATCATGGATACCGTCCCATGCTGACCAACGCTAGGTTAACCCACCTGCTGGGGAACGTGGGTGCACTCAATTCCCACTTTGCTTGTAAATAATGATCTAAAGCTAGACTAGAAAACGAGGTAATGATATCCTTTCCTCACACTTAATATAACATCTAAATGTATCGTATGCAATAAAAATATCTCATGAAATTATTTAAAATACAACATAAAAACAAGTTTAAGAAGATTTTTTCACTTACAAACACGTAAATGTGCCTGATCATAAGCTGGTTGCCATATTGTTAATTTTAATTAAATAACAAAAAAAGAGCCACCTTGGGGGAGGTGGCTTAAGAGAAACTTAATAAGTGTATTCTTATTTTAACATTAGAACTATCAATAGTTCAATGTTTGACCAGGATAAATTAAGTTAGGATTAGCTAATCCGTTCCGTTGTGCTAAAGCTTGATAAGTCGTGCCAAGTTTAGCCGCAATACTTGATAAATTATCACCATATTGGACTGTATAAGCGTTGCTTACTGCTGATCCATTGACTTTTAAAACTTGGCCAGGGTAAATCAAATTAGGATTAGACAATCCATTTAGCGAAGCTAAGATTTGATAGTCTGTTCCATATTGATACGCAATGCTGGATAATGTTTCACCATATTGAACTACGTGAGTAGATTCTGGTTGTTTATCAGGAACAGCTGTTGCATCTGGTAATAGTTCAATATCGCCTTTACTAATCCATGACATGATACCTTCAAGCAATACTCTGCTTCCAGTTACTTCTTGTACTTTATAGCTGTTTCCTTTTACCCATTGCGGAATAGCTTCACCAGTTGCCCATGCATCTACATTAAATTTCACTTTGACGGTATCACCGACTTTAACTGCAGAAGTAGGTGTTTTATCTACTTCTTTACCTTCCTCAATAGCTGGTGTGTCCGTTTCTGGTTTGTCAGTAGCCGTATATCCGTTATCCGTTATTCCTGTTAAATCTACGTTACCATCTAAACCACCTGCAATATAAGCGGATGTGAATTGCCAAATGCCAATACCATCCATGCTTGGGAAATAAGCATACAATGGATATGGTGACACACCATCGATAGGATACGCAGCAATCCATAAAGAGTTAGGAAACTCTTTGATGATTTGTTGATAGTTTACATGATTTAGTGTAAATGGCTTATAGCTGTAATACATTGGAGTATAGCCAGCCTGTTTGATTCTGCGCATACCGTACAAAATTGTCTCTGTATTTGCTGCTTTTTCGGCATCTGAACTTACATATCCTCCATATCCATCTGGAACACTAGCCAACGCTCCATGTTCAAAATCTAATGCAACGATGGAATTTTTAGGCGTTTGAATACGTGGCAAAAAGTAATCCATTGTTGTTTTCGCAATGTCCATGTTTCCCCAAGTGTCATACCAAATATAGGTATGCGCACGTTTACCTTGGGCAATAGCACTTGCTACTTGCGTTTTATATGTGTATTGTTCATAAATACCGCTAGCATTGTAGCCACCAATCTGGGCAATAGCGAATTTATCATGCGCATAGCCAAAACGACCTTGTTCGCCTTGATAAATCGCCCAATCCACACCTTGATCTCCTTTTGCAGCAAATACATTTAAAGGCATAAAAAATAGAGCGACTAGCGCTCCTGCTAAAATTTTCTTTTTCATTTTTATTTCTCCTTGTCTTTTAAGTTATATGCTGACACGCCTGTTACAACTCCTAAAAATGCTGATACAGCGTTAATAGTCAACACTGCCGTATCTGTTTGTTGCCACCCATAAGCTTTACCTAACGTTGCTACTAAAACAGATCCCGCAGGAAGCACCGTAAGTACTCCCCATTTGATAATTTTGTAATACTTGTCTGGTAGTATCATCCTTACACACCTCCTAAATATTTTGTAAATAAATAGACAACTACTGACACTCCTATGCCAGCAATTGTCCGCCAAGTCCATTTTTGATTTTCTTTTATTTCTTTGATGTCTTCTACATTATTTTTAGCAATAGAAAAAGCATGATCAGCCTTTTCTTTAGCATCTTCTGTTTTTTCCCTTAGCAATTCGTAGTTATCAAGTTTTGTTTCAATACGTACAAGGCGCTCGACCATATCCTGAACAAGTTCATCTTTCACATAAGTTTCCTTCTTCCTATTTTTCAGCACTTTGCAATTCTTTAATGACTAACGATCTAATTTGTGTCCTAAAAATATTTTTACCCTCTCGGACACTTAGCTCAAAATTGAGAACATCACCTTCGTTAACCGCCATTGTTTTTTGTCCAAACACACCGTTGTGCAAGTTTAAAGTTTGGCCTGAAGGCGTACCAATATTTGCAAAATCGTAGGTTGTAGTGCCTTTTCTCAAACGGCAATAAGCATAGTCTGTGCTTCCTGCCCCATGAAACTTCACCACCCCTGAAAAATTCAAGACTGTATCTCTCAACACTGTAATCGTTGTTCGATCTGCACTGATAGTGAAAGGCAAATCAGAAAGCGACTGGCTATTAGCTTTAGCAAAAATCGGACCTAGTCTATATCTGTAACCTTCTGTGGCATTTGAACCTTCTTCTCCTTCTGATAGATAAATTTCAGATGGTTTAGGAGTGTTTATGAAAGCTTCTATTTCTGTAAAATTAGTGTTTAAATCATCTTGTGCATTTAGTTGACCACGTTCAAAATTTGTTTTCATCTAATTCGACTCCTTAATTTTAATTTGTACGCTCTTATTTCCTTCATTTAATAAATATACAAACGGACTAACTTCACTGATTTTAGGAGCTGACATTTTCCAATCGGTAGGCACTTTCACCGTAATAGCGTTTTTTGTTGGATAACCGATTTTATTCGGTATAGTTTCTGGAATGTCGCCTAACCAGTTCTCCTCTCCTAACGGTGTAATACCAAAACCATTTATTAAAGCCAGCACTTCAACAATTGGGTAATCAAAAGGCAAATCATTTTTTGCGAATAGCAGTTGATCTGGTGTTAAACTTGTGATTTGTTTCTGTAGATTTAAAGCTACATCGCCCTCCATCGATTGAGAGATACTCTCTAAAAACGCCTGCCAATCTGCTTGTGCTTGTTGTATATATTCGTTTCCTTTGGTAAGGATTGCTTGCATATCTGCTTCAAATTTTACTTTTTCATCTTCTGTGTATTGGTTCATCTTATCAATAATCGCTTTTAATAGAGCTGTGTATTGATCTTCTAACCCTGAAACATTGACTTTTTGAAACGGCGATGAATAACCACACACTTTTTCGTCTGCCCGTTTATCTGTGATTAAATCACCTGTAATACTAGAAACATTTCGGGGCACTCTTATTGTGGCTAACTGTAGCTCATAGACATCCGATGTACGGGTTACTGTCGTATCGTTCTTTTTAACAGCTAAAAACACATCACGTACACTTTTATCCATTCGGACCACAATACTGTCTGTTCTGTCTTGCGTGCTACTTGCTACGTCAATACTTAAAGCTTTCGCACTACTATTTAAGAAAACTTTGCCAGTAAATGAATAACCTGAATCGACTTGTACTTTCATCCCGCCATTAGGACTGGCGGTAACTTTCAGTGCATTAGCTGTTGTCAGCGAAACACCATAAGAAAAAAGCCCTTCAAAAAATCTTGAGAAGTCGCTGTCATCATACATTCTATCGCCATCAATAGATAGCCACGGAAAACTCCATTCCATTTATTTCCTCCTCCTACTACCTACCTAAAACATCAAAAATGGTAGGTGTTTCTTTACCGAAAATCGGTTCAATAAAAAGCCCTTTAGAATCGTAGGTCTTTTTAATGGTTGTTATCGTTGATGTTTTTTTCAAGTTGTATAGATTTGATTTGATAGTAATCGTGTCACCTAATTGATAATCTTCACCTAATTTAAACAGTTTCGAGCTTGTGGGCACCTCACCACTTAACGTCAAAATTCGTTTACGTTCTGAGAGTTTGTTATTCCCTCTATTTTTTAGGGCTTCGATATATTGCGAATCAGTCAAAGTAACTTCATCTGTAGACTTTTGTAAGTCGCGTGCATCAACGTATAGCTCTTTTCGCAACAAGCCTACTTTCTCATTGCCAACCACTACGCTTTTACGTTCTGAGCCTTCACCTTCACCGAAGACAATAGCTGTTGAAGATTCATCAAAGTTATTGTTCTGATACCCCGCTTTTGTTAGATTTTCGTATTCGTCTGAAAACTCAATCGTTCTCGAAACATCTCGACCTTTAAAAATAGATAACGTATTACCAGGCACGCCTAATTTAGTAGCTGTCTCTCTTATCCCAAAATCGTAAGATGTGCAAAGGGTTTCCACTTCTTCAGCTACGACACCATAACTATTCTGATACTGGATAGACTTATTCCCTAAATTAGCTTGGGTATCCAATTTTAAATATTGAATTTTTCTTTTTACATCCGAAGGGTTTACTACTTCATTATTAAGGTGTTCCCAAACAATTTGCTCTGGCGGTGCCGTTTTATTATAAATTCGATAAACAATACGATCTAAGGATTTTCCGAGGAGTGATTTTCCCGACACTTTTATTTGTGCTGTTGCCTGATCGTCTACGACTACGGCATCGACATAGAAATAGAGACCTTCCATATAAATAACGGTGTCTGGAACAAACATTTGTATATTTTCTGGTGTCAAACCAACAAACAGCTCAAACGTTGAATAGGTATAGTAATTTAATTTAACAGTTAAACTTTTAAACCCATCAAATACTTTTTCAGAAATAAATTTCCATTGATTATCTCGGTCCTGAGTAAAAATTTCTAACTCCATTACACACCACCCACCAACGGCTGGAAGTCAAGTTGTACAATCACATTCCCAATACCTGTTGTGGCTTTCACCTGAAAATAGTTATCCCCTTTTTCAAGCTGCAGAAAAGTGGAATTAGGGTCTCGCAATGGCATAGCATTTGTTTCTATACCGTTCGGGTCTGTCATTATTGCTTCTTTCTGCCCGCGAGTGGTTACCAGTTTAAACTTAGTACCTGCTTCAAATGAACCTTTAAATCGGAAAAATTCCTGAGTAATTACGTTATACACTTCTGGATCGGTAGCTTCTGCACCTAAAGAAAAATAGAACGTACCTCCCACTGACACATCACCATCATTGGTGACAGGAACAATCTCACCACTTTTAAGTGTAGCAAACTCATACCCTTTCGTTATTTCTAGCGGCCACATATGTTTTTTTGTGGCAACGGCTAGGGGAATTAACGTATTATATTTACTCATATCAGACCAGTACGGATCTAAAGCTAGAAAGGTACACGTAAAAGCCTGTGTAATATTCTTAGCAGGATCTGGCAGGTCAGGAGCTTTTACTACTAACACATCAATTTGAAACTCATGATCAAATGCTCTGTAAATCAACGTACCTGCTGTTTTGGGATTTAATGTTTTTATCATTTCATGCTGTAAATTGAATAGGTCCTCTGTTCCTTTAGCAATTATCTCACCTTTTATCGTTAAATCGCGTTTGTCTAAGCGTTCCGAAACTTTAATAACTCCATCTAGGCCATATTGCTCTTCTGTGATGATTTTATTTTCAACAGCTCCAAAACCCGTCTTACTTTTAACGGTAAAAGGTGGTTGAATACCGAAACTGATTAAAGAATCTTCTGAGTTCTTATAAATGAGTTCGTACATTCAACCTACCTCCTTATTTTCTCAGTGTTGCAAGGTCCTGCAACTTGTATTTTGTTTCTCTTGCAATTTCTCGAGGCGTTAATGGTTCAGGGCTCGTAATGTATTGTGTAACATTGATATCCCCGTCTTTTTGTTCAGCCATCACACCTCTTACAGCAGTTTCGACATATCCCAAAAGTGTATCAATAGGCGCGACAGCCTCAGCCCCTGCTTCTCCACCTATCATTGCATTGTTTCCATTCATGCCAAATAGGGTAGGTTGGGTCATGATACCACCATCTTTGTACCACTCTATGCCCAAGCTTGGTATTTTACCTTTCAGTAAGTCACCCGCAGACCAACCCGCCGGACTGATAGAAAAGTGTGGTAGAGGAATTTTCGGCCAACTAATATTAAAGTTAAAGAACCCTTTAATCGCATCGACTACACCTTTTACGAGATTCTTAGCCGCGTTCATGGGTCCATCAATAGCATTTTTCACGCCGTTAAAGATGTTTGAAACAGTCCCCGTAATGCCACCCCATACATTAGATATGGTGTTTTTAACAGCATTAACAACATTGGTTATTACTGATTTGACCCCTTCCCAAATGGAAGAAACCGCATTTTTCATACCATTAAATAGATTTTTAACGGTGTTCACCATAGCACTTACTATGTTAGAAACGGTTGATTTAATACTATTCCAAACAGTAGATGCTGTATTTCTAATTGCATTAAAAATGTTCGTAATTGAATTTTTTAATGAATTAAAGATATTTGTTACTGTATTTTTAACCGCGGTAACGATGTTAGAGATAGTCGTTTTAATACTATTCCATACACTAGAAGCCGTGTTTCTAATGGCATTGAAAATGTTCGTTATCGTGTTTTTCATAGTATTAAATATCGGTGTAACAAAATTTAGAATTGCTTGTGCAACATTAATTATAGTTGTTTTAATGGCATTCCAAACGTTTGTTGCTGTGTTTTTAATTGCGTTAAAGACATTAGTAATCGTCGTTTTAATGGCATTAAATATAGGAGTGACAAAGTTTTTAATTGCCGTAGCAACTGAAGTTATTGTATTTTTAATTCCGTCCCAAATGCTCTTTACAAAGTTCGCTATGGTATACCATAGTTGCTCAAAGAAATTTTTGAAAGCATCAAAAATACCTTTTATCACTTCGATAAAACCGTTAATAATCCCCATGACGGTATCACCTATTTTTTCCCATACACCGGTAGCAATTGCTTTTATGAGATCCCATAGATATTGGAAATACGCTTTAAAGCCATCAAAAATACCTTTCCAGATATTAATTGTATTAACAATTATCGCACCTACGACAGCGTAAATTACATTCCACACTGTTTGAAGAAAATTCTTAATACCGTTAAAAACATTTTCCACTGTTTTTTTAAAGCCATCAAATGTTTTCTTGCCAGCATCCGTGAATTTCTTCCAAATTTCTGAGACTTTAGCGGTAATATCATTCCACGTTTTTACTAAGCTATCTTTTAACCCACTAGCTGTTTTAACAATTGAATCCCAAGTTTGTTTAACAAAGTCGGCTACACTTTTAAATACCTTCAATGCGGTTTCTTTGACTGCATTCCACGCATCAATAACCACTTTTCTAAATTTATCATTTGTTTTCCATAAATAAATGACTGCTGCAACCAAAGCAACAACTGCAGATATTATTAAAACAAACGGGTTAGCATTTAGAGCTGCGTTATATATTCTTTGCGCTACCGCTGCTGCTTTGACAGCCGCTACATTTAGTTTAAAAGCTAAAGTAGAAGAACCTTGGGCTTTGCCTAATGCTATCGTTGCCGCGTCTAAGCCTTTTGTTGCTAACTTAGAAGCAAACATTACGGTATTATATGCTTCTTGGGCTATTTTAATGCCTTTCATAATACCTTTATACGTTATGAATGCCGCTCCTACTCCTACTACTACAGATTTGAGTGAATTGAATAATGTCTTGTTTTTAGATATGGTGTTTGTAAATTTATCAAATGCAGGAATGACCTCATTTACGATAACTTCGCTCACGGCTCCTGATATGTCCCAAAGCACTTCGACGATTTTTTCAATTGCTGGTAACACGACTGTATTTATCGTTTTAAAGGCAGATTTAAAAATCTCAATCGCTTTAGGCACTACCGCAGTGAAAATATCAGCAAAAGTAATCGACCACGTGCTAAATACTCCTGCTAATTTCGTAAATATCATAGATACTTGACTGCCGGTATCTTCAAAAATCCCTTTTATTTCAGGCATTTCTTTTTGCACAACCTGAGCCACATTTTTTATGGCGTCGCTAATCCATTTGAAAGCCCATTGAAGATTCATCACAAAACCAGAATTTTGAATACTATTGAACGCGTCCATAGCTGATTTTTGGAATCCTCCAAAATCTGGTATAACTGCAGCTACCTTGTCACCTAAACCGCTCAAGCCTTTCGTAATGCTTTGAATAATCGATACGACCGTTCCCAAAATAGGCGTGCCTATTTTCGCTAGAAAGTCTTGCCACGCTTGTTTTAAGTTACCCATAACGTTTTCATATCCATCGGCTTCACGAGCTGCCTGTCCTACGGCCCCTGCTTGTTTAAGCATGTTATTGGCATAGTCTAAACGAGTAGCTTGTTTTGTCGCTTCATCTAGGTTTTGCCAATCTTTTGTAGAACCTACTACCCCCTGGGAAATAGCAAACTGGGCCATCTGCGTATCATTGGCAAAAATACCTATCGCCTCGCCTGCCTCATAATTCCCTTTCAAGAATGAAGTAAGAGAGCCCGACGCGTCTTCCAACGAAACATCATAAAAAGCCGCAGCATCTGCTGCTAAGGTAGTTGCTTGCTCTGATTTCTTCATTGCGGCTTCTGTATCCAACCCTAATCCTTTAAACATAGATGTAATACGAGAAAAGGTCGGTTTTATCCGGTTAGGTAAGATGTTCATTTTTTTACCCATACCGTCGACCATTTTTTGTGCTAATGGCTCCAATTTACCGAATACCTGTGTAAACTGGGCGTTTAGTGCTTGCGCGCTTGCTGCAGCTTCTACGCCTAACTTACCAAAATTAATAATTTTCTCTACAGCAAAAGCAGCGCCAATTGCTAGCGCTGCTTTTTTAAAGAACCCCACTAACTTACTTGTCGTAGATTGCCCCTTAGATTCCGTCTCGTCCAAAGCCTTATTGGCTTCACCATTATCGACACCGATTGTACCAAAAAGCTTGAAAATTTCGCCCATTAAGACACCTCACCTTCTTTTCGAGGTTTAACAAATTGACTAGCAAAATCTAATGCTTTTTGCTGTTCTTCTTTTGTGGTAGATTTCGCTTTATTTTTACGTAAAGGTCTGTATTTTTGTTGGTCTTTAAATTCTTGTAAAGACTGCGTCATCTGGGTGTGTAACCACTGATTGTAGATTTTTTCTTCTTGTTCCACTTCTTGAACATAAGAAATAAATTCCATTAAGTCACACAAACGACAGGTACGAAGTAACGATATTGGATCTCCATACCTTTTGAACAACAAATCTTTAATTCTGTGTTCGCCGTCTTTTATTTCAATAAGCTGGCGATAGAAGAGAAAAAATCAGCTAGTTCTGGTTTCTTAAAGAAATTGACTAATAAAGTCGTATACTCCTTTAATCCAAGAGTTGAAATTTCTTGTACGGAGGCGCCTGTTAACTCTGCTAAAAGTCCGTTAATATCACTCTTAATATCTTTTAAATTAAGCATGACTTTTTGTAACAGTGTTGCGCCCATTTCGATTCCGCGTTTAGTAGCTTCTTTATCAGCTTTTTCTTTGGCTGCATCAATTTTTTTCTGTTCTGCTTTTGTTGGCTCTTTCGATTTGTGGTCCAACGGTACAACCTTTTCAGCAGATTCAATATTTTTTTCAAATAAATTGATAAACTCGTCTTTCACATCAAGCTTTCCTACGATGGCAAGTAATGTAAATAAGTCATCACCTTTTAGTTCACGCATTTCTAAAGTCATTTTGTTATTCCTCCATGTAAAAAGGACGACCTATAAGCCGTCCTTTAATTAATATTTTTTAAACAGTTGGGATTGTAACAGAAGTAGCCGCACTCCACTCAGAGCCAAAGCCGTTCTCATTCAAATAAGCTGCCTTCTCAACATCTGTTGCCCCTTGACCGGTTTCGTTAAATCCTTGAACATAAATATAAATTTTATCTCCCGGACTAGCTACTGGGACCTTAGACCCATCTAAAATCCAGCTGTTTGTTTCACTGTAACCCATCATCGTCGCTTGGCTAGGTTCTGATTGGTTAGCACCACTATAATGAATAACGTAGCTAGTAGATCCATCAGGAGCCCATGAGGCTAAAATAGACCCGTCTTCTTCTATAGTTGCCTGAACGTTTTTAGGAATTTCAGGACGTACAGGCACAGGGTTATTGGAAGTCCCAGGGTAATAAATACGGAATGGAAATTCATCTTTTAATAGCTGTTCATAAGAAGCATTAGCTGTGATTTCCTGTTCAATTACTACCTCTTTGCCATCCTCTGTTTTAATTTCAAGCCCGCTTTTCACCAATCCGTTATCTAGCGCAACGATGATAGGTTGTTTCGTTCCATTATGAATACCCACAACGGCCATACTAGGGATATAGTCCCCTTCTTCTAGATAGCGTTTAGGTTTAATAACTTTATAACCAGCAGGCGCTTCATCGGTAGTAGCATCTGTCATCGTAGCATTTAATGATCGACGTAAATTTTCTGCGGTTAATTCAATCAAGTTGGCTTTCATCGTAGCTGTAGCTGATTCAAGCACATTCAAACCTGCCACGTCCATAATATAAGCGCCGTCCACTTCTACTTTACGATAAGAAAGTTCTGTTTTAATTTCTACGCCGCCAGAAGTTGCCCCCATAGGGATTCCTGTAAATTCCTGTTTCTCTTTATCAAATTTAAAATCGGTAAATACTGTTGCAGAATCAATGACAAAATTGTCTGCGGTTGTTTTTGTGTACCCTGTTTTAGGTAGTGCCATATTCTTTTTTCCTCCAATCGACCGCTATATAAAAGCGGACATTTCTTCTTTTTAACAGCTCTTCATTTGTTGGTATTTTATTTGATCCTTGAAAACTAAAAATAAGATTTAGTTCTGGCGTTAGTACCCTTTTGTAACCCAGAGCTGTTTTTAACTTGTCTTCTAGAACAAGCAGGTTTAAAAACGAATTATTTTTGTCAAAAATATCAATATCCAAATAAAAACCATCTTGATTTCTACGAATAGGCTCGGAATCAAAATCAAAGGTGGCGTATGGATAGATAACCTCTTTTCGAGGGTTCGTTTCTAAAAATGTTTCTGGATGTATCTCTTGTAAGATTCTTACCAGCTCTTGTATAAACTCTTCCATCGCCTATCCTCCTTTAAATGTAGCTCCGTACTCTTTCCCTAGAATTTCAATGACTTTTTCTTTATTCTGACGAAAAGCGTTTCTTAAAAACTTTTGTGGTTTCTGTCCTCTTGTAAAATGCCATTCGCCATCTGGTCCTTCAAAAAACCATCCGCCTTTACGTCCTGAGCCGTTTTCAGCAAATTCTCCTGTTCCGAACTCAACATAAATGGCGTATTGTTCTGGCGAACCTACAATGCCGACCACTTTCCCACCGACAGCTTTTAGTTGGTAGTCTATACGATCTCTTAGTTGTCCAGTTTCAACTGGCGCACCAGACTTTGCAGCAGCTTTGATAATCATAAGGACTTTAGTCATACCCCGTTCTGCCGTCGCGTCTAACTCTTTTTTTACCTTGTCTTTGTAGCTGATAAATTTAAAGTCATTCTTCGCCACTTAAAACACCTTCAAACTTCAAATAAATTTCATTGTGATGCTTTATGCCAACAGGATTATCGGAATACGTAATATCGTAATAACGATTTGTTTGATCAACCACTCGCATATTGTCTGTTATCCCCTCAATAAATTCGGGAATAATAAGAATGTGTGTAGATTCTTCTACAAATGCGTTCTGTTTCGTTGTTTCATCTGTTCCTGTCACCAAGTCGATATATCCAGAAACTTCTTTAAACAAGCCCCAATCGTCAATAAGCCCTCCTAATCCGTCAGGCTTTTGGCCTTTGACCTCTTGTAGAAAAAAGGTTTGAGGTGAGTACATTATCCCCACCTCATTTTTTTATATTTATTTAAAAAACTGAACTTTGCTGCAGGAAAGCCCTCGATATTATCACTAGCGTTCACATCGTAATACGTGATAGACATTCTAGCGATAGATTCTGACTTAATGCCTAACTTTGCGCCCATCGATTTTTTAAATCGTAAAAGTTCTTCAATACCCATTTTAATATCTGCTGGATACTCTACTTTTGTAATAAAAGCACCAGAAAAAGAGCCATCAAAAAAAGGCTCTTCAACATCTGTTTCCAGTGTCTTTTCTGTGATAGCTTCAACAGTTGTTAGGCAATCGTTTACTTTAGAATTACTAATTTGAATCGTATCACCTACTCGTAAACCAAGAGGGTTATCTTTTAACACAATAGAATTACCCTTAAAAACAACATCCCTAAAGCGTATATGAACATTTTGAAAATTATTATTGGTTAGTTGCCTAACTGTCTGTTCGAACGCGTCTAAGTCACTCTGAGTAACCGATGGATCAATTTTTTTTGCTTCTTCAATGCTGATAATCAAGTTAACCACCTCCTAAGATGCAGGTGTACCTGTTACTGCAATAGAGGTTGTAAACGCACCGGAAGTAAATTCAAATGTCGCTTTACCTTCTGCAATAATTGAGCCATCAAATCCACCGTTTTTATTTTTAGTGATAGTAGCAACACTCTCATTACTAGATATCACTGTAATTGCTGAAATTACAGCTTGTGCGTTTGTGGCATCTACTGGATTAGCTGCAATAGTAAATGTCTTAGTTGCGCCTACTGCACCCGTCCATGTTTTCTGACTAGGCGTGATACCCGTTGCTGGATTAGTAGGCGTTACGCTTTTTTTACTGCTTTTAAAATAGCTACTTTATTTTTTTCAGGGATGTGTTTACCATATTTTCCAGCTCCCTGGATTGCTACTCCGTTAAAATCTTCGGAGTCAATAGCACGTGTTACAGAAATACCAACGCCCGCAATACCTACGCTATCCGCGGAAAATTGAGCCATTTCCCCAGTTTGTAATTTGCTTTCTGGAATTTCAACCAATACAAAACCTTTAAATTTATATATTGTTTGTTCATCAATGTTAGCACTTGAATTTTTAGTTGTTGTTGCTAAACCATTGTCTACTAAAAAATCATAAACATCAGGGTGAACATAAGCAACCCAAGCAAGAGACTTAGAAACTAAATTATTCACAAAAGTCTTATGCGCCGTTGAGAACAGCTTAGTTACTCCTTCACTGGTTAATTCAAACTGAATCGTTTCAGAGGCTGCATCAGATAATGCTTTACCTAATAAACCGTCGATATACTCAGCCCAAGCAATCGCTTGTTCCTCTAATCTTTCAGCTACTACTGCGTCAGCGTCATCGTTTACTGTGATATTATCCACTCCTTCGTGAATCGCTAACGGAGATTCATAAGGAACCGTTGTATCAATAGATTTAATTTCTTTACGTGGCCCAAAACGATTAGAGTTGCCAGTTCCTGTACCAAACGCTACGTTTTCACCAGTGTTGTAGGGTTGCATTACCACAGGTGTATCTGAAGTTTTTAGCATCAAAAATGTGTCGCTATCTTTTACAGCATTCGACGTCTGCAACTCCCCTCCAAACGCACGTAAAAAATAAGATTTTTTCTCTGTAATTTTGGCTAATAAGCCTGCATATTGTTTCGTGTAAAATTTTGTAGCCATAAAAAATTCCTCCAATTACTCGTATTTTGATAAGATTGCTTCAAATGGATCTTTTTCGTTTGGTTCCTTCCCTTTTGGCAGTTTGTTATCAATTGGTTGATAGCCAGCTTTATTTTCAGTCTTTTTTTTCGACTTATCATCGAGTGTATCCTTCTTTTCAAAGTAATCAGGGATGGAAGCTTTCAAGTCTTTCACTTTACTTTCTAAGTCCTTCACATTCCCATCTTTGTCAAGTTCTAACTCACCTAATTTAAATAAAGCATAATCAATATCCTTAGCCCCTGCACTTTGTAATGCAGCAGATACTTGGCTATTGATTTTCAAATCTTTGTTTTCCTTTTCCAACGCGTCTGCCTTTTCTTTTAAATCAGCTAGTTCTTTTTGAACATCCGGATTGTCCTTTGTTTTAGCTTCTAGCGATTTTAAGGTTTTATTTGCTTCAGCTAACTGGCTTGAAAGATTATTATATTGGTCTTTTGGTACTGCATTTACAGGAAATTCTTTGTCAATTTCTTTATTAGCAGCCTCCATATCCAACGTACCATCTTCTTTCATATGTTTTGCTAAAATTTGTTTGATCCATTCCATCGTTTTCTACCTCCATAGCATTTATATAGCGGTCGCTGCCGCTTAGAGTGTCAGAATATACCGTCTGCTCGGTAGCGGTGCCCTTTTAACGTCATGGCTCCTGGACAAAATAAAAAGACTTATCAATAAGCAAGTCTTAACTCCTCATATCATCTAATACTTGTTGTTTTGCTATATCTAGCATGCCTAGCAGCGGCAAACTTCCATTTTGACTGTAATAAGTAGTGACCTCTCCATTTGGCCGCTGTACAACAATTGTGGCCTGTTCAAAATCAGGCTCTTGGCTTGATACCCATTCGTAAAACTCTTCGTTCGTCTGCCCTCGCTCTTTTTTACGTTGGATATCTTTAATAGTTTGAACTTTTTTCTTCACGGGTTTTTCCTTTCTCAAAAATTCTTCGTAGTCTGCGTCTAAATGGTCGTAAGGATCTTCCATCTTATGGCCTCCTTTAGGTCCAAAAATAGCACTCAGCCGCTTAATGGGTGAGTGCTACTATTCGTTATAATTATCTGCATCCGCTTGCCACCTATCTAGCAAAGTGGGCTGATTAAGTTTATGTTGTTGATAATATTCCTGTCTCAACTGCTCACGTTCCTCAGGCGTTTTCGCTGTGTCTAGCAGCTTATATAACTCATCAAATTCCTTATCAGTCATCTCTAAAGCGCTACGTCTGTAATCCACATCTCCCTTACCCAAGAATTGTCACCTCCAATATATTATCGACTATCTCCGCTGTATACTTCAAGTTTCTGTTCAGTAGGAATTCACTTTCCTTTTTCATCGAACTGTTCGTTCCTATATAAGCGCCTTGCGTTCCTTTAGGAATCAGGAATTTAACTACTCTACCATCCTTATTTGCACTGGTAAAATTTAAAAAATCCTCAGCAACTTTTTTGTTGATACTAGTAGACTTGAATTCTTTGAATACATTTCCATTCAGAATAGCATCGTATTCATTTGCAGATACACCTCTATAAGTTATTATATCATGTTTCAATTTAAATTTACTAATAGCATCATCTAAATTTTGAATAATATTGACAAGATAAGGTTTTTCTCTTGGATTATATTTTTCATTTCGGAGTATCTTATTCATTTTAGCAAATGCGTCTGATGTATAATCTTTCATAGCATTAACTTGTTCAGGCTTCAACCCAGCAACCCACTCGTCGCTATCGTCTTGCAGATCGGATTGACCGAAGAAGTCCAGCTCAGTAAAATTTGGTTTTGGTTTTGATTCATTTTGTCTGATTCTATCCGCATACCACTCATCATAGCTTTTAAATTCTGACATCTCTTTAGAATCATTATCTTTTCTAAGTTCAGGACTGATACCGTCAACGACTTCAATTGTTGTACATCGGCAATTCACATCTTCTGAGGCTACCCCAAACATCCGCGGACCTTTTGCCGAATGCCCTCTAATGGTAAACTCTTCGTCTACATCAACCTCTTTACCGTCTAACTCTTGATGGGTTCGACGTGTGTGTTTATCAATCGTGGCAAGCCATTTCTTTTTAATATTGATGCCTAGCTCTTTTGCTTCCTCATATCCTTTTTGGGTAGTGACAGACTGAGTACGTCCTGCTTCTGTTCTTGCAATACGTAATGCTTGTTTGTAGCTAGCTTCTGTTTCCTCATTAATCCATCTAGCTATTTCAGCATAACTTTTACCCTCGAATAAGCCCGTTATGATATTGTTAGTCACATTTTGGGCTAATTCATCACGGTACTTGTATAAACGCTTTGAGAGCCTCTTACCCGCTACAGGTGCATTAACAAGATTCATAATATAATCATGGTTAATTAACGGCATGCTTAGCGCTATGTTCTGTGACTGCTCTAATGTATACCACAATCCATAATAACCTTGCTCAGCTTGTTTTGCAGAATAGCCTTTGATAGTTTCTTCAATTTTCGGTGAGTTTAACTGAAGAATGCTGTTAATTTCATCGGCTACACTAAAAAGCCTCTCTACTTCCAAACGTGTGGAAAAAGAAAGACTTTCTGCATTTTCTGTATAAACTTTTAGTCGCTTTTTGATGTCAGTTAATGATTGACGATAAACATTAAATAGCTGATTATCCGTTTTCTGGTAATTGGCTTTCTGTAGAGCCTGTAGCTCCTTGTGCCATTTGTTGAGTTGGATCATCTGGGTTCACCGCCGTTTCTTCTTCGTCGGTATTATCCGATAAACCTTTAGTATATTCTGCTTCTTCCAAGGCTTCTTTCACGTCTTCCCAATCAAGGTCAAACTGTTCGCAGATAAGACGCAAAACGTTGTCGTCGTCAAGCCGAGGTGCTACTTGCAAGATAGATTCAAGGATAATTTTTCTTGTCTCTGCTTCGGTTTTCTCATTGTTAACAATATCTGTTTCATTCACCATTACTTCTCTAGTAAACGTAAATGAAACTTCTGTTGGGTCAAATGCTTTAGTATAACGACGATTAATGTCATCAATAACAAGCTTATTCATCCATTCTAGTAAAGCTCGTAGTCTGGCTTCAGTCTTGTTGGCTTTCATGTTTAATAGTGTATAACGTGCTTTTATCACTATGTTGGTGATATTCCCGTCGCCTACTTGAGTTGAATCAAAGGCCATTCCAAACTTATAGATATTTTCTTTGTCAATCTCCATTTTGGTTTTACGCCCTTCAGTTGGAATCGTTACTGTTTTAACATCTAAGCCCCCATCTGAACCAGTTCCAACAACCTTTTTAGACTTGACGTTTTGTCTTAATTTTGAAAGGTCATCGCCCTGGAATCCTGAAACAACATAGATAGCTTCTGCAAAGTCTTGTAAGTTGTTCGATAAGAAACAGTTCATTAAGTCGTAATCGTCTATCAGCGCCTTAATAGGCTTTAAATCTGTCGTTTCCTGTTTATTGTTTGATAAACGATAAAAAGGTATTTGTCCGTAGCTTCGTTGCAATAAGCTTTCACTCTCACTATCAACTGCTAAAACATGTGGCCTTGGGTTAATTGGTTCAGATTTATCTAGTTCGTAGTCTTTGTTATCCTCAGCAACAAAGAAATAAACATTCTGGTCAGTCCACATCTCTGCGTGATGGATATCAACTGTCTTTCCATCTTTCTCTATTTCAGTGACATAATGGCGGCAAATGCGCTGTAATTCATTGTATTCGTTATATACACCAAATACGTTTAAACTATCCGCTACTTGAAAACATAACCGATCTTCCGCATTGGTTCTTGCATAGACATACTCAAAACCTTTTTGACTCGAACCTTCCACAAGCTCCTGCAGCACAACTTGAAACTCTGAATTATAGTACTCTGCTAAATACTCTTTAAGTTCTTCGTTTTCTGTTTCGTATTCAACAGGGTTAGATAATAAATATTGGGTTTTTTGGTCGACAATTTCTGTGAAAAAGCCGTGCGGGATTCGTACGTTTGAAGCGTATTTGTCTTCTCGCAGTATCCCCTCGTCGTCCACGTAAAAGATACGATTGTTCATGATATCATTTTCATGGTTATAGTACCGAATACCTGTCTCTGCCTCTCTTTTTGAGGTAGATTTTCGATCTTTGTCAATCGCCGCCTTTAAAGCACTGGCGATAATCTTCACGTCTTCACTAAGTAAAGCTTCCATTTACAGCCTCCTTTCTTTTGGTATAATCTTAGTTATCAGCAATTGCTTTGCTGAAATAGTCAACGGAAGGTGGTGAACAAGTATGTTACGTATTACTTTGAAAAACGAGACTTATATTGATGTTTCTGATTTTAAAAAGGTTTCCTATTATTTAAGTGGAACTTTAAAAGAAAAAACAGCAAAAAATTTTAATGAATTTGTAATTGCTGACAATAGGACCTATGTTTTTGAGGGAAGCACTACCGTTTCCTTAAACGGTAGCGAAATATTGTATATTGAATTAGAACAAACTGAAAGCTAGCAAACAGCTTTTATTAGCTCTGCAATGGATGCAACCATTGCGGGGCTTTTTTCACATTCAGATTCAAAATATACTTTAATAAAACGGTATATAGCCTCAAGTGATTCATACTTTTCTTTTTCATTCTCCATTATCATTCACCTCTTTCTAGTATAGCCATTTATTTGTATTCTTAATTTCTCTAAGCAGACTAGCTGCACTGTCTGGTGCGTCGTCGTGCTCTGCGTTCTCTGTATAGTCTAGTATCTCGGCTATATATTCTTTGTCTGTGTCTTCAAGCCAAATTATTTGGCTCCAATACTTCCGCAAATAAGAAGATATCTTGATAAACTTATTTGTTTTTTCGTGATACTTTTGCACGTATTGACTTCGTTCGATTAGGTGTTTAGCTAAATAACCTTTATCGCCGTTCGTTTCAGTGTAAAATGTTCCAGCTTGGTAGTATTGATGTAGTTGCAATATTTCAGGCAGGCAATCATCAACGTGTTTCTGCCATTTCTTGCCAAACCCGATAATGGTTCCGTCCTTTTGCTCTTTAAAAATGGTAAATGCTGTGCTATCACCACCTCCGTATGCCGCGTCGATGTGTGCTACGCCGTTATAAATAAGGTTAGTGTTATCGATATAGGTCGGTGCAGTAAATAGCGATTCACTATCAGCGATGTGTTTTAACTCGTAGTTCGCTGCAAAGAGCGACGGTGTCATAGACTGCTGTAACGCTTTACGTTGTTCTTTGTCAATCAAACCTGTTTCGTAACAATCGAATTTCTTGACGTTAGGCATTTTAGAGATTGCGTCTTCTTTATGCCAAGGCGTCCCTGTATTTATGAAACGTCCTCCACGATTTTTAACGTTCTGCAATTCTTGATACTGCAGCTTTGTTTTCTCTCGTTCCGCACGGCTCACACGGTCTTTAATGTTAACAATATCATCAGTGATAACGATATCCGCGTGTTTACCTGTTAATGAAGCATAAATCCCCATACCGAGTAATTGAGATGTTCCTCGGCTAGATGTTTTTAAGTTGGTATCTATTTCTGTTGTAGTCTCTTTCAAAAGCACCAATTCAACACCATATAATGCAAATACAAGCGTTTTAAAGTATTTGCTAGATAAAACCTTAGCCACTTGTAAAATAATCTCTACGACGTCCGTATCGGTCTTACGTAAGAAGATAATGTTTTTATTTGGAAAAAGAACCATCAACAATGCAATTGCAATCGCCAAGGTAGTTGTTTTAAATGAGCCACGATGAGCCAATAACGTTTGATCGTCTTTCTCAAACAAAAAAGACTTTAACCAATCATTGTGCAATTCTCCTAAATCGTTAAACCCCACTAAATTTCCAAAAATTACCGGGTTCGTTTTGATTAGGTTCAAATATTTTCGCTTTTTAGGGCTCATGTAGAATCATCCTCGAAAAACTGCTCGATTTCGACTGCTGCATCGGAAATATTAAGCGATCCTGAAACCTCGGTTTCTCTTCGATCTCTCCACTCATCAGGCTTTCTGTTCTTAAGCCAGAAAATTGCGGATGTAGGGTTGGGCGCCACTTGTTTCGTTACTTTTTTGGTTACTTCCATGCCCGCTTCTGTTAATTCTTTTGTAACTTCGGTGTATTCATAACCCACCGCACTTTTAAACAGTGCATTTTCAACTTGACGATCTACAACTTCTTTTCCTCTTTTGAGGGCGGAAGAAATGGAAGAAAACCTCTTTTTCCAATCGGTAAATGTCCGTTCGGATACTCCAACATTTTGTGCGATTTGCTTATCGACGAGGCCATCTCGTGCCCACCCTTCGATTTTAATTAACCCTTCGTCAGTCAGCCACTCTGTGTACTTTGCCATGACCTCACCTCCTATGTAATTTTATGTATAAAAAGAGACACCCAGCAAGTGGATGCCTCTCGTGAAGGATAGAAACATCTATTGACGTTTCCTAATTTATTTAAGTAGCTATGCTACCTATTGGCGTGACAGGATTCGAACCCGCATCTTATCTCACACGTAATCAGTTGCATTACCACAATGCTACACGCCAAACCAGAAGGAGCGACCTTCTAGCAATTGCTAATAAATCAAATTAACCTTTACACACTCTCGTCAGAATGTTTTCCCTTCAGGATGTAGCTTTCGCAGACTTTCACGGCTAAAATGATTATGTCACTGGCAAGGATTTGCACCTTGTAAGGTCTATATTCCACCACAGTGACCAATCAATCAAACACCAGCAAAAACAATTGATTAAGTTTATCCTAAACGTACCTAGCTGCTACTCTATGAGTTTAGGAATTGCTCTCGTGCGTAAGCAGCTGCCGCAGAGATCTGGTTAATGTTCTTATCGTCATATGATGGGATAGAGCAATATACCTAACCTCGACTAGTATGAATCAGGTAGTTACTACTGCATCCCTAGCAACTATTTGTGTCCCTTGCAAACCTGTAGAAAAAAGAGGAGGTTATTCACCTCACTTCATTTTATTGAGAACGTAAGTCTGCAAGTGACCATCGAAAGACAAAGTGAACGGTGACTAAACGAGAAAGTGTGTACTGTGTCCATTTCTTTGACTTTCGATGTTACTATATTAGCACTCAAATTCGTATAAAAACCGCCAACTTTCCGCCAAAAAACCGCCAAAATTTTATTTATAGGCAATTATTTTTCCATTGCGGTAAGCTTCTGCGAATTCAATCAAAGCTTCTGATTTCATTCTTTGAATACTTCTTTCGGAATAGCCGACTTCTCTAGCAATCTTGTAATTAGAGTAATGGTCCTGCACACAGAAACTATAGTGCAAAATTTGTCTGCTAGTTAGGCTTAATGCCATAAGCCCAGATAAAATTGCGTCTCTTTCTGCTTCTGCATCTGCTAATTGTACTAGCGCATCTTCTGCTTTGTTCCCATGACTTTGGCTTTTAGGCATATCTGTAATAATTGGTGATTTTAAATCTATCAAAGAGCGACCAGCTATTCGCTCTAAACGTCTAAAATTCTTCAACACATTTCTGGCATTCGCTTTTGTTTGTCGAAAATCTACTTCTTTTAGCAATTGAATCAAGTGGAATCGCTCCTTTTGTGGTATAATAACTATGTCGAAAATATTTCTCACAGCCGGAGCAATCTGGCTTTTTTTATTTTCTACTAAATAAACTTTTTACAATACGTACTATGAGATAGTATTTTCAAATACATTTACTCATGATATAATCATATTAACTTTCTTGGGGATTTTATTTCTGAAATAAATTTCTCCTTTTCTATGATAACTGGCGGAAAACAGTTATCGATAGTTCCTGTCTCCACCAGAGACACAATGTCAACCTTATTTGTTGGCACTATTAGCACTTTACTTGGGAAAAGTGCTAACTACCACATTAGTCAGCCATTGGTCGGCTGGCTTTTTGTTTGCAAAAAATCGGCTAGTTATTGTAAAAAAGTTGCAATAAGTTAAAACTCCAATGTAATTGGCCTCCCGTATTTTAAAATTCTCCATTCGCCATCTTTTGTATTGGTTTTATTCATATGATTTCTTTCATCACGAGCTATCGTATAATCGAAAAATAAATCGGCTTTCTCTGCTCCATGTAAGTACTCAACATACACTCCATCAACTTGCCTTCCTAAGATAAAAACTTCTGGATAACTCATACGCTGGAACCCCCTAAATATAGCCCTAATCCCAAAATAAACGAGCATGAAAGGAAATAAACAAGGTCACTGCTTGTTATGTCATTGCCATACACGAAATAGCTCACGGTTGCTTTGGCTACAAGAATCATTATTGCAATGCCACTAACTTTATTTATTACTCTTTTCCAGTTGCGTTTCATTTATTCACCATCCACCTTCACAGCAAACGGCCAATAGCGCTCATCAACTGCTTTGATTTCTTGTTCTGTTAACATATCCACCTTTTCCTTACATGTCGTAAAATCAATTGCTCCCGCTAAATTTAAAAAAGTATATCCTGTGTTAGTCGCCCCTTTGTCTGGTAATAAAACGTGATATAAAGGTCCCTTCTCGACTTCGTAGCCGTCAAGCCATGCGTGAGCAAACAACTCATGATTTTCAAAAGTATCAAGCCAGTCTGATACTTCTTTAGCTTTTTCTATATGCATCGTATCTCTAAGCTTACTTGTTGCTGAGCAATACAGAGTGCACTCTAATCCTTTGCATAACTCAATCCATTCTGCCACGAACTTCGGAACAACGACTTTTTTCGGTTCGTCTAGCTGTTTTGCTAAGCTAATTGCTCTTTCGTTGGCATAGTCAGCACCTCTCAAATAATCAAGGCTGTCTGTAGAAACTTCTATGCATTCTAACTCTTCAATCAATTCTTGTTTATTCATCGCTGTTTCCCTCCTATGGATATGCATTTATTGCTTTGCCATAACAAGTAGAATCACATGCTTGATAAGTTAATTGCCACTTATCATTCATATCAATTTTTTTACCGCATTCTACACACCTGACATTCCCATCTTCGCTATATCCGTTTTTAATTAGCCACTTTTTGAATTGCTTATTTTTTTGGCGTTTATTCAACAAGATTCCTCCACTTCGTTAAATCCGCAAACTAATGAGTTCATGTTCCAAATGCCGCCGCCTTCAAGAGCAACTTTTCTTTTGTCTTTCTCAGGAAATTCAAGAATCAACCCATTCACTAATACTGTTTTTACTACTAAAAATTTGTCTGTGTATTGTGGAACTCCTTCACCGATATACTTTACTTTGTCTCCTGGTTGAATACTCATACTCATTCCGATACCTCCTAAAGCAAACCGCTGTCAATCAGCAATACTTCGCCTTTTTCTTCAAGATTTTCTAACTGATTGAAAGCTTCTTCTGCGCCAGTCTTGTCACCCTCTTCAGTATGACTTTTAGCAAGCATTTTGAACGCTTCGTATTTATCAATTGTTTTCATATCATCGAAAAACTCTTTTTCGTCTTCTACTTCGCAAACAATATCCTTGTAAAGTTTTAAACATTGTTTTTCATCTTTAGCAGCGATTAATGCAAAAAAAGGTTCTTTAATTTCGTAAAATTTCATTCTGCTTCCTCCTCTACAAAATCAATAATTTCAATCCCCACAATGTACTCACTTAACTCTTCCCATACATCTTCGACTAACAATTTGTCGCCTTTATCATTTTTCAAAGTCATTGTAAACCAGTCTTCGCCATCATCATCTGTATCAAACCATTCAAAATTGATTGGATTTTCTTTAAATTTCATGTCATATAAATCTTCTTCGTCTATGCCTAATATGTCTAACCCTTTACAATTTCCACTTTTTACAAAGGTAACAAATCCTTTGTATACACCTCGTTGGAAACTTACTTTGATTGTATGCAGGCCCCATCGGATATTTGGATCATAATTTTTCATTTTTCTTCCTCCTTTAAAATAGCTAGAATTTTTTTCGCTTTTGTTTTATCAGATGTATAAAATAAGCTATGCTCTTTGCCATCAATACCTTTAAATTGGACTGTCTTTTTTTTATTTACATAAAACCAATCTACCACTGCTTGAATAGCCTCATCTGTAATTACTCGACGATAATTTACATCCATCAAGCCGTCTTTGGCTTTACCAAGATAAATATCTCCACTTAATAATGCTGTTACTAAACGTAATTTTTCATAAGCCATTTATTTTTCCTCCTGTTCAAACCATTCAATAAATGCACTTAATAATTGAAATTGCCGATCCTTATCCAAAGATAGATAAGCACTACATACATTTTTAGGCGCATGCCAAGATTGTAATTCCCACAGACAACTGATAGGAAACATATTCTCTTTTTTCATTTCTTCTTTCAACCAATTAAGCACAATCTGCTGATTTTCATTGAGTTTTGATTCTTCAATAAGTTGTTTGATAAAACGTTCAATAAAATCTATAGCATTTTGTAAGTATATTTCTTCTGCTTCACGTGGTTTATTACCAAGCAACACACGCTCCATTTCATCAATTGCTGAATCTAATAAACTAAAATCTCTCATTCTGCACACTCTCCAATAGTTCTGGGTTATCCCATACATTTCCGATGACTAATAGTTCAAAAAGTGGGTATGTCTTATTTGGATCTCCTGAAAATGACCCTAAAAAAGAGTCATAGTAATCTACACCATCACTTTTAAACACGAATGAACAGTCTTCCCAAATAACATCAGTAATGTATTCTGAAATACCTTCATTTGTTACTTCTATTATTTTCAAAATATCACCCTCAAAAATTTCAACGCCGTTCTTGTCTTTCAACCCTGTTGATTGCATGAGGACACATTCAGACACATCTAAATTGATGCCGTTATAATCTACTATGCAGCCAATACTACCGTCTTTTTCTAGGTCAATTTTTTTAACGTCCACCATGTCATTAGTGTTTTTATCCCACGCTCTAAATTTTAGAATCATTATTCAACCTCCTAATCTCAGCTAACTTTTTCGCAACACATTGTCCACTTTTGTTGCATAACAGACAAGAAGTTGCTTTCGAATGGCCGAATCTATCTTTTTCCCAGACAATCATCTGTCCCTTGCATTTTATACATACCATCGCTTTTCCCTCGCTTGCTGTATGTGCCGTTTGCAATTTTTGCGTTTTTTTGTTTTGTTTTCTTTTCGCTTAATTATGTTTTCTATGCCGTTTGCCTTTCGCCAGTTTTGAAATGTGGTTGTTCCAAGTCCAAGAGCTTTCTTAATATCGTTTACTTGATAACCTAAGTCTAATAAGCGCTGATATTCTTCTTTCGTTAGCTTGTCAGGCTCTAATTTTGGTAATGGTCGCTTATCGTTTATAAGGTTAGAATTCAGTCGTTTTGATAATCTCTGGACCTCTTCCACGATTTCTGGATTATTCATCCATGATTCATCATCACCAGTCAAAAAAAGAATTCTCTGACGAATGGCTCTTTTTGTTTCTCTGAGTTTGTTTTTCGTCATTCCTTTTCCTCCAAACTCATAATTTCAATTTCTGTTCGTGGTCGCATGCTATATAGTTTTTGGCAAACCATCACAGCAATTTGACCATCATTTTTATATAAAATACCTTCAGCAGCATCTGTGACTGCTTTAAAATAGTTGTCCAAATCAGGCTTTTTATCGCAATATTTCCGCTCTAATTTCACTTCTAAGCGTTTCTGTTTATTGCTTAGAGCTGATTTAGGCGGATGAATATAAAACGTCACATGAGCGGAAATTGGCCCTTTTTCAATCAAATTTGCTCTTGATTTACGAAGATAATTCTTTACTTGATTTTTGTATTCTTTCATCGCTCGATCTTCGTAGGTTTGAACATAATTTCCACGTCTTGCAAACCTTGGGCGGCTTTGTGGCTTGGGCTCAATCGGTAGGATAATTCGCATCTCTTCCACCTCGAACCTTACAAATCGGCCTCTTTGACGAATACTCCGTTTACCATTTCCCCTTGGCGATTTTTGATTTCGCTATATGCTTGATTTAAGCATTCGTATAAGTCCATGTTATTTTGCATAGCGAGAATAATTAACGTCACAACCACATCACCTATACCATCTCTTAAATCATTTTCATTATTTCTTGCCAATGCAGCGCCAACTTCTCCGACTTCCTCAATCACTTTTAACATTTGCTTTTCGGGTTCCGCTTTATCTAAACGCTTTTCTTTCGCCCATTCTTCCACTAATTTAACTAATTCATCCATCATTTTCCCTCCAAAAAATCTTTTATTTGTCTATCAAGTTCAGCTTGTTCTTCTGGTGATAGCTTTTCTTCTTCACCGTTCGCTTGATTCATCCATTCAGGCACCTTTTCGTGACGAACAGGTTTATTTTGATAGCTACTAATCCCAGTATTTTTTTTGCTTGTTGCTTTAAATGCTTTCTGCGCTTCCATTGCTTCTTCAAGCGTGGTTATGCTTTTATCTTTCCAATTCGCAAAAATTTTATCCACGTATGATTTTAGCCATCTCATATCTACGCTGTACTCATAAGCCTGTTTAACAGCATACAAAACTAGCTCTGGACCCCATTCTCTAATCCATGGACCTAAAGCACCTTTCAACAAGTTATTGGGCTGTTGTCCCCAGTGGCTTTGAATAAACTCATGCACACCGACATCTTCTTCATGATTATTTATGTTTGTGTTTTCGTTTATATTTATGTTTTGTTTATGTTTATATAATGTGCTACTGTTGCGCAACTGTGTTGTACACTTTTCCGCTACTGTTTCGCTACTACTTTGTAAACTGTCTTGTACACTCTCTTGTAAACTATTTGACGTAGAAAGTTTACGTACATCTTCTTGTAAACTTCCTTGTACACTATCTGATGTATAAAGTTTACATATATGGTAAGAAGTTGCTTTTCTTCCATTGGTTTGAAAATCAATTAATCCTAGTTGTTTTAATACATTTCGATTTTTATTTATTCCTTGGCGTGAAAGACCAGCTAGAGTTTCAAGCGTTTGATTACTTGCCGTAAACCACTCACTCCATCTTGTTTTATTGTTTATGCTCATCAATGCGCGCCATAAAGCAATTTGCCCAGATGAAAGTCCCTGATTGTACATTAAATAATCGTCAAACGCTAAAATCTGCTTAATATAGTCCATCATCGCACCTCCCTAGATAAGAGGGGAAAATTCCCTCTCTTTATTTATTCACTAATTAACCTCCAATATTCAACTTCTTACGTTCTTCAACGTTTAGTTTTACTGGTTTAATTTGATACTTGTTTAAAAAGTTCTTAGTACCTATCTGATGTTCTTCTTGATGATGTTGACGACAACCAGCGTAAAAAGTAAATGTTTCGTGATTAATCTTTTGACGATTTCGCCCCATACCGACTACCTCGATATGACAAACATCGGCATGTTTCCCACAAATACAACACTTACGGTATTTAAGGCAGTAATAAAACCATTTGTTATTTTCTAGCAAGTATTGGTATCTCTTTTCTAGTGGCACATCATTTTTCAAAATAAATTCGATTAAAAAACTAATCCATTCTGTTGCTTCATGTCGTGTAGCCTTACTGTGTTCAAAATACACACCGCTTTTAGCTTCGTAGTAATATTTTAAAACCCCTTCTATCCATTTAGGCTCGTCATAACTCCAACGAGCGATGTCGGCTATTAAAACATGAGAAAGTGCATTTTGTTTTTGAGACATTTGTCGATTATCTAACAGTTCAACTTTTGCCAAATTGTCATCATTGTTAGCTAAGAGATCGAGGAAATTTGAGTTAATTTCTTCCTCGAACTCGATAGCTAATTTATTTCCTTTATGTTTTATGATTTTTCCAATCATTCCATCACATCATTAAAAAATTGTTCATTTTCTAGCTTATGAATATTTCTATTGGTTAATTCCATTAGCTTATGATGTATTTCTGTGTCTAAATCTTCTATCTTTCCATCAAATTTTATAATCGTCAGAAATTGAGCTTCGACACTTTTTTCTGAAACTTTTTTTAACGCAGCTATTTTTTGGAAATTTGCTTTCAACTGTTCCAATTGTTTTTTAGTAATCTTCTTTACATTTTTTTCTTGTTTCTTGTATTCATCTGTATCCGCATCTTTTGTATCATCAATTAGATATAATCCATTTAGCGCATACTTCCGTGCATACGAAGAAGCAGTTCCAGTGATTTGGCTATCATCCATCCCTTTCTTGGTAAATGATTCTCTAGCGTACGCGGTGAAACTTTCTTTTATAATGCCATCGGTTATAGTCGCAGTTGCCTTAATGTAATGCCAATCTCCGATTAGCAAAGGTTCATCTGATAGTGTCAAAAGTAATCCTTGCTCTGCATTTAGTGGCTTCACAGCATTTAGAATATCTTCTGCTGATCGATACTTATATTTTCCAAACGAGTTGTATTGCCCTTTAGGAGCTTTTAATGCTGTTTGCACAGCAATTAGTTTTTCTACAAATGTTTTTTTATCTTCTGACATGTTCTCTCTCCTCTTTATAACAAACTGACCAACGACAAGGGTTTAATCGAATATAGTCTCCTGCATCAAAAAAGGTAACTTTAATGGGAATACAATCTTTATACTCATCAAGAATAAGTTCCATGTAATCTTCTGATTTCGTAATCTTTTCAATTGTTTTCCCTGAAATAGTATCCCTAAGCGTTACTTCCAATACTTCGTCATAGATTGTCAATACATTGTCTTTCCAATCTCTAATTTCTTCATTATCCTCTTCGCTAAGCGTTTCAGGCGATTCTGTTAAATATCTATCTAGTGCATTTGCTTCTCTACGATTCATTCACAAAACCTCTTTTCTGTGTTACAATTTTTCTAGTATAATTTTTGTGTGCGACTAATTGCTTGGCGGCATAGTCGCTTTTTTCATCATGCAATCCCTCTGCGCTCTTTTTGTTGCGCAATGTATAGTTGACTTTTTTGTTGCTTGTACCATAAATCAGCTAATCTTTTTGCTTGGTTTAACTTTTCTTTTCTAGTCATTTAAACTCACCTCGAAAAATCTTCGATAATATATCCATCAAATCGTTTGGATCATCTGTGACAAAAGTATGTGTATTTTTAGTCGTAGTTTCTGTTTCAATACCGTACATCTCTTTTAATAAACGATGTTTTGGACAATCACAATCTGATTGTTCCAGTCTTTCTTTTGCTAATGCATATTGGCTATATGCTGCAATGGCTACCATCGTACCTTTTCCAACTTGAGATATTGCCAATTTTCCTTCTAAATCGATAGCAGCCAAAGATAAACCTACATCTTCTTTCTGGCATTCTTTTGCTAGTTTTTTAATCAATTTTTGAATTTTGTCGTTCATTTTGGTATACTCTCCTTAGTTAATTTTATATGTGTCCCCACTCGTCAAAAAACGAGTGAGGCTCTTTTTATTTACGCAATAATTGTTACTGAACCTTTTTCAACATACTCATTTAAAGATTGAGTTAAATATTCATGAATACGTTCCATAGCTACATGTTTCCAAATCCCACCATCTGCTTCGAACAATGCGCAATGACCATATTTATTGATTCTAAAAACAAATGGGCTATCTGGCTGTTCAACTTCTAAAAATGTTCGATAAGGTCTTAAATTTGCTGGACTAGGTACTTCTGCTTTTGTGAGCGTTGCTGCTCCTTCTTTTACTGTAGCAACTTGAGAAACTCCGTTATCAACTAAATCTCCCCCGCCTTCAATTCGAATAGCGCTGGCACATTCCAGAATAGCTTTTGCATCAAGATCACGTTGAATAAGAGATTGAACATTAATAATAAATTCTTCTGAATCCATAAAGCGACTATATGGAAACACTTCTAATAACGCTTTTGCTTCAATAATTTTTTCACGCTTACGGTCTGCATCTAAAGCTGAATAAACAGCAACGTTTGTTGGGCTTTCAACATGAATTAATAAATTTGACGTAATTTCTTCATGGGAAAATTTTGATTGTAGATAACCAATTAATCCAGATAAAGAATTAACTGTGAGTGTTTCTGCTCGTTTAATTGGATCGAGTTCAACTAAATCCGCTTTTGAACGATCAAAAAATACTTTTTCCTCTTCTTTATAAATAATTTTTTGGTCATCACGTAACCGTACTGCATACGCTAAAGCTTCTTTTAAATGTTCTGACATAATATTTCACTCCTAGTTTGTTTTAAATTTTTTTATTTTATCTGTTTCTTCAATTTCTTCTACTGGTGTGCCTTTATCATCTTTCAATTCAGAATCATCTGGATCGAAATACATCTGGCCTCGTTGTCCACTTTTCAATTCATTTGCTAACGGTTTTCCTTTACCATCTTGACCAATAATAATTTTTGAAGTTAATGCTTCTCTTGGAACTAATTTTGATTTCACTTGATAATCAATCAAAATATCTTCACGATATTCGTCTGGAATAATCGTTAAATCAATTGTTATCTTTCTCTTTTTTGTAGGATCGGTATTAGGATCATTAATATTGTTAATGACTTGAGCAAGCTCATAATCAAATCGTTCTTGTAATCCTCCCTCACTAATCCCACTTAAAGGAACATTAATATTTTTTGACATTTTATTGCCGTCCTTTCTGTGATATAATTTATTTAGATTCTATTCACTTTATTTCCCCTGCTTTAGCTCTAACTAAAGTGGGGCTTTTTATTTTGTCTTTTTTTAGAATATTGGTATTTTGCTTCATCCCAATTGAAAAACCAATGAATAAAGAAAGGTGCACTTAGTGTTGCTAGTATTGGCATTGAAAAGTGACTTTTCAGCAATACACCTAGCGCAATCATCAATAAAAATGCGCCTATCAATCGTGCTTCACGTATTGCTTTCATGTTGTTAACCTCCTATACTTTTTTTAATATAATTTAGTTGAAAATGAGGTGATTAATTATCAAGCTTAATCGCCAAATAGATAGCTATAATTACTAAAATCCCTAAAACTATAAATCCTTTCCAAAACTCTGGATTGATTAAAAAATTAAACATTAGCTTCCATCCTTTTATTTACTGATCTAGCTCACTTCTTTAAACATATCTCCGTTTCCATTAGCCATATCAATTCTTGCTTGTAATTCCAAGTCAGGCTTCCATTTAGGAATTAGAGCTAATGCTTCTTCATATCGAACTTTTGGAATATCTACATAAGAGGCTACATCGAATAATGCTTTCAATTGTTTATAGCAATTACTAAATGCTGATTGCTTAATACTTGAATCCTTATAAGCCGATGTTTTTTTGCCACCTAATACTTTGATAACAGT